CAGACCTGGTTGGGAAAAGGGTACACCCAAGCGTGTCAATAATCTAACTAAGCATACAGATGTTTATAAGAAAACTGGCAAATGCGGAGTTGGTCATGCCATGGCAGCCATTAACTGGAACAGATTTAAAGAAGCATTTGGTGATCGCAGAAGTATGGACATTACTGATGGACAGAAAGCCATTGTATGTAAACTGAGATCCAATCCCATGCAGATCACCAGTATTGCGTATCCCATTGATGAAATGAACTTGCCAGACTGGTTCAAGAAGTTGCCGTTTGATCATGAGGCCATGGAAGAAACCATCATTGACTCCAAGATTGAGAACCTACTTGGAGTATTGAAATGGGACCTAAACGCTTCCAAGGATCGAGGATATATTGATGATATATTTTCATAATGGCAAAAGGTCAGCTTGACATTTGTCGCTTTTCTAAATATAATCATAACATAACAGGAGAATCTCACCAATGCTAAAAGATATTGTGCTTGATGTAGCAAAAAACATCGCAGGACTAGGAATGTTTGAAGAAATTCTAGTAGAACAAGAAACTGATTCAACTAAATTTACTGCATATCCAGAAGGTAATTTGTTGACAGTACTTGCAAGTAGCAAGGACAAAGTGGTCGAACTGCCAGATGCATTTGGCATGCTCAATCTAGGCTTTTATGTAGGTTTAACAAATCTTTATCGCAATGAAGATAGCGCAGTTGCAACTGGTACAAATGCAAATAGCGAAATTGATCGTTTGACATTTAGTAGCAAAGATGGCAACAAGGACGAATATCGTTTGACGCCAACAAACTTTATGAAGACCAAAAGCCGTAGCTTTAAAGGCACAGCTTGGGAAGTGGTTGTTCAACCACAAGCAAACAAAATCAGTGAACTAAATTCACGTGGCACATTGTATGCCAACATTGATCCAAATTTGGTAGCATCAACTGAAAATGGCAAGTTGGTATTCACGTTTGGTGGAGGCCAAGGTGGCGGCCACAGTGGCAAGTTTATTTTTGCTGATACTACACAGACATTAAAGCGTCCAGTGGCCTTGTCTATTCAGGCCCTGTTGACTGCATTTAAAATGTGTAGTCAAGGTACCCCAGTACTGAGCATTAGCGAGAAAGCAACTCGGGTTGAATTTGATAGCGGCTTGATTTCATATGAATATATTGCAATGACACAAAACTAATGAGTAATTTAAATAAGAAAAGTAATGTAGATTTATGGGCTAAGAATCAAGACTATGCAGTCTTCTTGCCCAGCATCTCAACATTCTACAATAATATTATTAGCAAAGAACGATTAACTCCAGGTAGCATTCCTGCTGATCGTGTTCCTAAAGAATTTGAAAATGGTATTGAAGGTATGAACTTCCTTAATAAGGATGCGGCATATTATCACTATCCTTATGCATTGTATTCTGCAGGACATGCACAGTTAGATTTAGCAAAGACTGATGTTGATGAAAGCATGATTCAAAAACGTGATCGCAAGAATACTTTTATTCTAGGCGACTCGGGTGGATTTCAGATTGCCAAAGGTGTTATCAAGTTTGATTGGGAAAACTTTATGGAGAAGCCAGGAGATGCTGGTTATAAAGGTTCCGCAGATAAAACTCGTGGTGCAATTTTAAATTGGTTGGAACATACTGCCGATTATTCAATGGTACTTGATATCCCAACCTGGGCGGCTCGTCCACCATTAAATGAACGCACAGGTTTGAAATCATTCCAACAATGTTTGGATGGTACATTGTACAACAATGCATGGTTCTTGAAGAATCGTCAAAACAAAACTAAGTTTCTAAATGTGTTGCAAGGTAGCAACAACGAAGAAGCAGACGTTTGGTACGACAATGTCAAACACTTTCCATTTGAAGGTTGGGCAATGGGTGGTAACAACATGCAAGACGCACACTTGGTGTTACGCAGACTAATTCAAATGCGTGATGAGGGCATGTTGGCACCAGGTCGAGATGTTATTCACTTTTTGGGCACAAGTCGATTAGAATGGACCATCTTCTTAACTGCTGTTCAACGTGCCCTGCGTGAACATGTAAATCCCAACATGATGGTTACATATGATTGTGCAAGTCCCTTTGTATCTGTTGCGTATGGGTTGAGTTATACACAACACGTTCATAGCAATGATAGATTTACCTATGTAATGGAGAAGGCTGTTGACAATCGCGAACTGAGTGGCAGTAATATTCCATGGCCTTGGAACAGTCCAATTGGCGAGCGTTTGACCATGGGTGATGTTTGCTATTACAAACCAGGTCAAGCCAACAAAAATGGCAAGGTATCTCGTACCAGTTGGGATACATTTAGCTATAGTTTGATCATGGGTCATAATGTGTATCAACACATTGAATCTGTGCAACGAGCCAATACACTTGCTGACATTGCACACAAATTAAACAAACTCAATCCACGGGAATGGCGCAAAGGACGGCAAAGAAGTCAAGAAGGACAGGTTGACTTATGGGTACCACGTAATGTATTATACATTATGGAACTGGTAGATCAAGTCTTTAGAGTTGAAAACCCATATGAACTATTGGATCAATGTTCAGCATTGTTGAGCGAGTTCTCTGGACGTAAAACTCGTAAGAGTGGAACTGAATCAGTAGATGATATCTTTACAACTGCTGATGGTACTAGTGCAGTTGACATGGCAGAAGCTGGAGACTTTGATGATCCAGATGATGATAAACTTGTTGAACTTGAAAACTCATTGAAAGATGAATAATGACAATTGATAGAGTCTCAGACAACTACTTCTTTGGTGCAGAAGTAGAAAATAGCCCAGCCAAAGGTATGCCTACACTATTTGTTGTGGGCTTACAGCCAAGTGCTGAAATTTTGGATATTGCAAACAAAAACAATATCCATCATATCTATCTTGGTGCCAACATGAGTCTGCATGATGTTGCCGATAATGACCATGTCAAATGGAGACGTTGGGATGACATGTTTGAAGCCCTGCTAACAGATCCTTCAATTGAATATATCACAGTAGATATCTTATCAACTCAGATTGAAGGCTTTCTTGAAAGCACAATGAGCGAAGACAATCGAGTTATTCCAATGGTTTCGGTGAAACTACCATACATTAGATTGCTTAATTACAATACAACTGTTAAAATTGATGACAAAGGTTTTGACAAAACAAATCCAGGAGTATGGTGTATGCCTTTAGCAGATTTGACCAAAAGAAAATACTTTACTCCTTGGAATGCCTATAAAGGCGATAACCCTGTAACAACCAAGGAAAATAAATGAACGATGATGAAAACATTGCTAGGCCTATCAAACGTCCGCTACCAAAAACAAGTGGCGTAGATAGTGATACCAGCACAGTTGAAACCACTACAAGCGATCCTAGTCTTGCAGAACTCAATGAAAAAATGGGAAAGCTCCTAGAGCTTACTCAGGCCATTGACTGGAAACTATGGGTATATTTAAAAGCAAACAATTATATTGAGTAAGGAGTAACATGTCCACAGACATGATTTGGGTTAAGTTCCAAAAAGAAGGCATCCACAGGTATCCACAGGCATTGACGGATCCTAAATTGGCAACCGGCGACGAGTATGATGTAAGTTTCTTAGGTCATCCACATCGTCATATTTTTCACTTTAAAGTTTATCTAGAGGTCTTTCATGACGATAGAGATGTAGAGTTTATTCAATTTAAGCGTTGGTTGGAAAATTTATATAACCAAGGCACCTTAGTATTGAATCATAAGTCCTGTGAAATGATTGCAGATGATTTGTATGCACAAATTTCAGCAACATACACAGATAGAAAAGTTTGGATTGAAATCTCGGAGGATGATGAAAATGGATGCATCAAGCAATACGCTTAATAGCCACGTAAAATTTAATAACCGCGAACGTGGTGGTTATAATCAGCAGTACCAGCCACGCAGGTCTGGTCTTAACATTAATCATGTCAAGTTTGATCTTTTAAAGATCAGTGAATTGTATGATGGTGTTTTAACAGAAGATCTAGGGCGTATGCCACTAGAATTTTATAATCAGTATCTAACTGATTTGTGCAATGATGGAATGATCTATGGCTATTCCATAGACAATCCTGAAATGCGTACACATGAAGCAAGTGGCGATAGGAGTTTTACCTACACTATTCATATTCAAAGTGCTCCAGATCGTGCAAGCAAAGCACTCAAAATCCATGTGGGCTTTTACAAGAGCGCATGGTGCCCAGAAACTGTGCATGGTGCTGATGGCATGTGCTGTATGCCAAACAGGTTAGATCGCGATGCGTAAACTTTACTACATGGGTCTAGAACCTTATGAGGGTAGATATACCCTACAGCTTCAGCAATGGAATGAAGCTGTATTTAAACAGCGTGGTATTGATTATGTATTGGTGCCAGGCAAGACCATTGACAATACTAAAGCAATCAGCGTAGGGCAAGTATTAGATGCTCATGGCAGAAGTTTCTTTGGCATGAGTCAAATGATGAATTTAGTTCAGATGATGCGTAGAGGTGAGGTAACCAGTGATGATGTTATATATTTTGAAGATATGTTCCAGCCTGGAATGGAAAGCCTTCCTTACATCCTCGATCAGATTGATCCTTCTCTTCGTCCTAGGATATTTGTTCGTTGTCTTGCTCAGGCAATTGACCCTGATGACTTTGTACATGTTTGGGGCATGAGTAAATGGATGTCAACATATGAGGCAATGGTTAATGAATTTGTAACAGGCGTACTTGCTACAAATGAAGAGATGGTGGCTCATATGCGTATTGCCAATTGGACTGCTCCTATCTATAACATCAGCGGCTTGGCATTTGGCAAAGAAGAAGTACTGAGTCGTGTTAAGAACAAACTCAAACCTTTTGAACAACGAGCCAATCGTGTGGTATTTGCCGCAAGGTTTGATCAAGAAAAACAACCAGACTTTTTCATGGACATGATTGAAGCCTATAATAATCAATGGCCTGGAGTACCTGTAGAATTTGCAGTACTAAGTGGTGGGCCATTGCGTAGCAACAATCCTAAATATCTGGAACGTGCCGCACAAATGGAAGCTCAAGGCAAACTCAAAATTTACAAAGACCTAAGTAAAAATGAGTATTATAACATTGTCAATGATAGCCGTGTGTTATTCAACTGTGCTTTACAAGATTGGGTTTCAAATACAGTTAGCGAAGCTGATGCTCTTGGTTGTAATGTTCTGTATCCTGCTTATCGTTCATTTCCAGAGACTTTTGCCAATGATCATACAAGATTATATGTACCTTGGTCAATAGATGATGCAGTAAACAAACTTCGTATTCAGCTATCTGGCCCACATGTACGTCAAGGTCAAATTAGTGATTGGAACAATGGCACAATTGATCGTATCATTGACATCATGGAAACTGCTGGGACCATTGCCGAAGGTGGCATGACTTGTAAAGCTACCAAGTGGAATCGTGCAGGCAATCGTTATAGAGATCATGTAGCTGAGGCAAAATATTAATGGACAAGTGGGTAGCTATAACTGGTTGTAATGGATACATTGGTGGTCAAACTGTTTTAAAGTTTAAAGACTTGGGATATAAGGTCATTGGCGTTGATAGGAATAACACAAGTCCTTGGATTAGAAATATTGTAGATTCATTTATTACAGGGGATTTCACTAACCCCATGTTTATAAATGTAATGATAGATCGAAATCCAGATTCTCTTATACACATTGCTGGGACCAGCCTTGTTGGGCCAAGTATGACCGATCCTGGTCCTTACTATACCAATAACGTAGGAAATACTGCAAAGTTATTGGGTTTATTGGCAGACAGGGGATGGAAGAAGACAGTTATATTTTCTGGTAGTGCCGCAATATACGGAGACCAGGGTGATGCTCTTGTAACTGAAGAGACTCCAAAATTACCTATTAGTCCATATGGACAAAGTAAGCTAATGGCAGAGCAAGTGCTTAGAGATTGTGCCGCAGGATACGGATTTAAAACCATATCGTTGAGATACTTTAATGCATGCGGTGCAGACTCGCGAGTAAGACATGGACAATTAAAACAGGCCACGCATCTTATTGCCAGGATTATGGAAAGTATTGTTAATCGTAGTGTGTTTACACTTAACGGTAATGCTTATGATACGCCAGATGGTACCTGCGTGAGAGATTACCTGCACGTTGAAGACATTGCTCATGCTCACTTTTTGGCAACCAAGTATGCTGAAACTATGGAGATGTCTAGCAATGAATTTAATCTCAGTTCAGGTAAAGGTGTAAGTATTCAAGACATTATTAAAAGCGTCGAATATATAACAGGTCGAACTGTTCTTGTTCATACAGGACCACCTAGGCCTGGCGATCCGGCAACACTGGTTGCAAGTGCTCGTAAGTTTTATAGAGATGCCGGATGGCAACCAGTTAATAGCACTATTGATAATATTGTAAGAACATCATGGGCCTGGTATAACTCAGTCGAATATGGAAATAGAGCATGAAAATAGGATTTACTTGTTCAACGTTTGATCTACTGCATGCGGGTCATGTAGCAATGCTACAAGAAGCAAAAACAGTATGTGATTATCTAATTGTAGGATTACAAAACGACCCTACGCTAGATAGAGCCACTAAAAATAAACCAGTTCAAACAATCATAGAACGCCAAATGCAATTGCGTGGCAATAAGTATGTGGATGAAATTTGGGTCTATAACACTGAAAAAGATTTGGAAGACCTTTTATTGACTTTGCCAATTAATGTACGTATACTAGGAGTTGAGTATGAAGGCAAAGAGTTTACTGGTAGAGAAATTTGCCATAAGCGAAGTATCGATTTATATTTTAATGGTCGCGATCATAGCTTTTCATCAAGCAGTTTACGGCGTAGAGTGTATGAAGCAGAATCAACTAGACAGGAAACTATAACATGAAAATTACTGAACTCAAAGAAGCTATCAATGACCGTTGGTTTGACCAAGGTGCGTTCAAGACTTTTAAAAAGGCCACTCCTATCAAATATCAAACAGCAATTGAACCGGGTACTGTTGAAACACTTGAAGGTCCAGTTGACTATGTTAGTGGTCATAAAATTATTACCGGTCCAAAAGGCGAGAAATATCCTGTTACTCCAGAAAAATTTAATGCATATTATGATGACAATGGTGATGGTACTGCTACTCCCAAGAAGATTGAAAAGTTGGCTAAACTAGCTGATCACGATGGTACATTGCATACCAATTGGGGTGATTTAAATTATACAGCAGGCAATGATTATATTGTTCGCCATGGTGATGGCGACTATGGCGCAGTAAAAAAAGACATCTTTGCACAAACATATGATACCAAAGGAGCACAATAATGCAAATAAGAGTTAAAGAAAATAAAGAAGACATTGGCACATGTGGTTGCGGACGTAGTCCTACAGGCAAATGTATTGGATGGCATGGTCTCCCGCAAGAAGAATTTCAACGATTACAACGTAATTGGTTAGAAGAAGAATTACGCAAAGATGCAGAGCAACAAGGAAAATAAAATGGAAGTAGTAATTTATAGTAAGGAACAATGTCCTTACTGCGACAATGCAAAGGCTTGGTTTAATAGTAAAGGTATTGCTTTTACAGAACATAAAATTGGAACAAATGGTTTCACTAGAGAAAAACTATTAGAAGCAATCCCAACAGCAAGAACAGTTCCACAGATTATCATTGATGGTGTTAATTTTGGTGGTTGGGATGATTTGCGTAAAACTGAATTTTATGCCGATCAAAATAACAAATAAATTCTATTCAGCAAAAACAGTTGTTCCTGTCAACGTCTTAAAGGATATAAGACGTTGGCTTATTGATAATTGTAAAAATAGATGGTCAGCAACCAATTATAAAGGGGAAGATTTTAATTGGAGAAAATTAAGTAAAGTTGATAGGCTCGATGAATTGCTTTATGCATTAGATGTAACCATCATTGTTAATTTTAAAAAATCTGAAGATCTCATGTTGTATCTGTTAAGTTGGCCAAGCGATGTATTGCTTGATGACTAACTATCTGTTACAATAGTATAAATAAACGTGCTACACAACGGTAGCAAACAATCAAATAAAAACCATCACAAAGGAAGGTTATCAAATGTCATATAACAAGACAAAAACAGATCCAGAATTGGGTCTAGCAGTACACAATCACTTAGTAGCATGCGGAGTAGAAACTCCTATTATCAAAGAAAACGATCTAGAACGCAAAGATAAAATTGATATCATCGAAGGAGCCTTCGCTGTTATCATGAAAACAATGGGTCTGGACTTGACTGACGACAGCTTAATGGACACACCAAAACGTGTGGCCAAGATGTATGTGAATGAAATCTTTTGGGGCTTGGACTATGAAGCATTTCCCAAATGCACCACAGTTGACAACAAGATGAAGTATGATGAAATGGTCGTTGAACGCAATGTCAATGTGCAAAGCAACTGTGAGCATCACTTTGTTGTGATTGATGGTGTAGCTACAGTTGGTTATATTCCAAAACAAAAAGTACTTGGTCTGAGCAAAATCAATCGCATTGTGGAATACTTCTCCAAGCGTCCACAAATACAAGAACGCCTAACAGAACAAGTTTATCATGCATTGCAATTTATCTTGGAAACAGATGATGTTGCAGTGGTAATTGACGCACAACATTACTGTGTCAAGAGTCGTGGCGTAGAAGATGTCGGCTCCAGTACTGTTACCAGCAAGTTGGGCGGATGTTTTAAATCAGATCCTGCTGTTCGTACAGAGTTCATGAACATTGTAAACAACTGCAAGAGAACATAATGGATGAAGAGTCTAACAACCTAAAAGATACGTTGTCTACAATAGATCCAGTGAGCTTCCACTGGGATGAAAATACCGTTGCACAAGATACAAATTCCTCTATACCTAGTACTGTATCATTGGACACAATTGATCTAAATAGTAGTGCAATGTATGATACTATCAGTATCACTGGCATTAATAATGTGTCTGGGACCATGATGGCGTCAGCTAGTTCAGGTCCAATTTGGACAACTAACACCACTTTTGGTACCAGCTCTAACATTGGCAGTGGGCTCAGTATCAATAATGTAAATGATAAAAGTTATATTAAAACAAAGCGTCATGAAATTGATATCGACGAGCTGGGTGATTTAATGTTGACTCTTAAAGAACGTCTACTTATATTAACACCTAACTTTGAAAAACATGAAAAGTATCCTATGCTTAAACAAATGTATGATGAATACAAAGCAATGGAACGTTTATTAAGTGGACCTGATTCGGAGTAATAATGGCAGAACGTGTATCACTATCTTGGCAAGACGTAGAATATTTGGCACATGACATTGTGCGTGAAATTAGTTTATCCGACTGGAAACCAGATCTTATCATTGGGGTAGACCGTGGTGGACTAATATTAAGTACAATGCTTAGTCATTACTTAGAAGTGCCACATGAAAGTGTCAAAGTATCTTTAAGAGATTTTAAAAATACTGAGTCTGTTTTATGGGCACCCGAAGAAGTCATCGAAGGAAAAAAGATACTATTAGTAGATGATATTAACGATTCAGGTGCAACACAGACATGGTTAAAAGAAGACTGGCAATCTAATGTTGCTGGAGTAGAGCCCAATTTTATTGAAACGTATTGGCATAAAAATGTACGTTGGGCAAGTCTAGTAGATAATACTGCAAGCGATGAGTCCAGTGATTATTGTGGCATGGTAATCAATAAACACGAATCAGATGTATGGATTGATTTCCCCTGGGAATCGTGGTGGACAAGGAGTACACGATGAAAGTGGGATTCAGTTTGGGACGTTGCGTTCGAGATATTGTCAACGGTACTGTTGATATCGATGATGTGGTTGTTATTGTATCTGGTACACGATTTGATACGCAAGAGCAATTAACTGCCATCATTGAAGAATATATGTACCGCTCAGGATATCTATATGGATTAGATGAAGCAGAATGCCAAGGTGTTGCTAGTGTGTTATTCCGCGAAGGCAAAATACACCAGCCTCGTAACTTTGGTACATATAGAAACATGATGCCGGAAAATGCAATCTGGGCTGATATATTTCCCACAGGCGGACATGCGGATCCAATGGTTCAAGAAGCATGGCAGACGTATAGAGGTATGCTAGGGCTCACAGGCAACAAGCCTGTTGATAAAGATCGTATCGAACAAAATTGGAAAATATAATATGACTTATGTAGTAACTGAAAGCTGTATCAAATGCAAGTACACAGATTGTGTTGACGTTTGTCCAGTAGATTGTTTTAAAGAAGGACCTAACTTTTTAGTTATTGATCCGGCTGAGTGTATTGATTGTGGAGTATGCGTTCCAGAATGCCCAGTTGATGCTATTGTTGCAGACAATGAAATATCTGCAGATCAACGCTCTTTTATTGAAATCAATGCAGAGCTTAGTAAAATATGGCCAGTGATTAGAAAAAAGAAAGCATCATTGCCTGAAGCAGAACAATATAAAGATGTCAAAGATAAAAGAGATTTGCTTGAAAATGAGTTTATATAATTTAATCAATCATGCTGAATGTCCAAGGCTAAATGAAAAGTACAAAGATTTAGTGGCTGTGCCATTGGCAGTTCCTAAATTTGAATTAGACTCCGTTGAAGACTTTTGGCGTGTGTGGAATACTGAAGTTGAAAGGGTGGCTAGACAACATATTGATAGAGGTGCCGTTGGTGTTAAAGGTGCAAGCCTAGATACAACTCAATGGGATGGTCTAGCAATGTACGAAGATGAAATGTTGCTTGGCAATGCCGCCTGGCGTACAAAAGTATGTCACGAACTTGCAACTACACAACCTAATTATTTAAAATCTATATTCAGTGAATTACCATTTGTAAGAATTCGTAGTGTTAGATTGTGGAGTGCACATACCACTATTCCCCCTCACTATGATGGCAATATGCCAGCCGCATTAGATGGTGTTATGCACTTTCCAAGTGAGATACGAATCATGCTGGATGATAAAAATCCAGCAGAAACATTTTGGTTATGCTCTAGTAAAAAATACAAACCAAATACAAAAGAAACTATTCCTGACAGTGATAGATACTATGTAAAACTTCCAATTGATTCAAACGCATTTGCATGGAACAATGAAGATAATTTACATGGTGCAGACTTTGATCCGCAGTATAGAAAGATACTGGTTGTAATCAAAGGTTGGGTTGATGTTAATAGGTTAGAACACTTGTTGGATGCAAGTATTGAGAAATATCCAAACTATGTAATAAGAGAAAAAAATGACTAAGATTATAATTCAAGGTGCAGGCACCGTTGGCAAATCAACTGAAATGTTTTTAAAACATTTTAATAAGGAATTGGATATTGTATTCAATGATCCGGCTAAAGATCTAACAGCCGCTGCCGATGATTGGAATGAAGCTGATTGGGTTGTTGTTTGTGTTAACACGGACTTGGATGAAAGTTTACCTTTACCAGAAAATAATACTGGTAATTTGGATGCGGCGATCAATCAGGCATTGGATAACAAATTTACTGGTGGTATTGTAGTTAGAAGTACAGTTGGCGTTGAATGTGCTACATTATTACTAAAGCAACTTGGACAAAATTTAATCATGTGGCCCGAATATATTCGAGAAGCAACTTGGGAGCAAGACAGTATTAATCCCAGTCTTGTTGTGGTCGGTGGAGAGAAAGCTGAAGAATTTGCAAATTTATTTGAATCATATCCAGGTAATATATTCATCACTGATCCAGTTGAGGCCATGATTGCAAAACTAAGCACAAATACTTTTCTTGCAATGAAAGTTATTTTTGCAAACCAATTGAAGCAACTGTGTGAAGCCAACAATGCTGACTACACGGTTGTCAATGGCCTGTTAAGGAATGAAGGACGACTTGGTCCAACACACTGGGATGTTCCTGGGCCAGATGGCCAATTTGGATTTGGTGGCAAGTGTTTTCCAAAAGACACAAAGACATTTGAAACTGCCTTGATAAAAAACAATATACACATTGATTTGATACGTGCAATAACAGATATTAATGTCATCATTAGGCCCAATCAATGACCAAAGACATACGATGGAAACACGTAGTAGACTCAATCAAAGGCCTGCACGAAAAGACCACCAAAGAACCATTTGACCCCACTTGGGTTTTGTGCTATAATGATAACAGCAGAAACATCTCAATGACCCATAATGAAGCGGTCCTTGATGATGTGCTACAGACATTTGAAGACTTTTGCAAAGGATGTGGATTTGTATTTGCCGGCTTTGCAATAGTTGATGAAGATGGTATCCCAATACATGGATTAAATTCTCTAGCAAAATTAGAAGGCGATGATGAAGATAAAAGTAGTCAGTGATTTACATTTAGAATTTGAAGACATTGACATTAAGAATGACCAGGCATGCGATGTGCTAATTCTATCTGGGGACATACTTGTTGCCTCTAAATTAGATAAGAATTCTGCATATGGGGAACGCTTTAGAAACTTCCTAAGTCGTGTTAGTTTGCAGTTTCCGCATGTTGTTTATGTTGCTGGTAATCATGAATTCTATAGCAATGGACAATGGGTTCAAAGTATTGAAGATCTAAGGACTGCATGTTCTCAATATCCCAATGTGTATTTTCTAGAAAGAGATACCAAAACGATTGATGATGTTGTATTTGTTGGCGGAACTTTGTGGACTAATATGAACAAAGGTGATCCTTTAACTTTACAGCATGTTAAGAATAGTATGAATGATTATCGTCAGATCCGCAATGATGTCAATGGCTATACTACACTTAAACCAAACGATACAGTTGTTAGACACACACAAACACTAGAGTATATTAAATTTGTACTTGATGAAAATGCAACTAAAAGGTGTGTTGTGGTTGGGCATCATAGCCCAAGCTTTGCAAGTGCTCATGACATGTATAAAGCCGATTTTTTAATGAATGGTGCATACCATAGTGAATTAAGCGAATTTATTTTAGATCATCCACAAATCAAATTATGGACACATGGACATACTCATCATCCATTTGATTACTGCATTGGTTCTACTCGTGTTGTATGTAATCCACGTGGTTATGAGGGTTATGAGGACACTGGTTGGAACGAAGATATTGTGCTAGAAGTTTAACAAAGGAAATATTATGCCAACAATTTATCAAGAAGTCGAAATAGACGTCGAGTTGTGCGATTTTGAAACTGATGATCTAATTGAAGAATTAACAAGACGCGACAGTGGTAATTATATGCCACGCAATGATTTGGTTCAATCTATATTTGAAAAACGCAGGGCAGGAAAAGACTATCAAAAAGAACTAGATGATTTAATTTATAACACCATTGGGAGAGTTGTGTGAACGATAAGTTGTATGAAGTAATGAATATTCTTAGTGAAGAATGTGCAGAAGTGATCCAGGCAATTAGCAAGTGTAATAGATTTGGATTGGATAACGCCAAACCTGGAAAACCTCTAACTAATGCTCAACACCTAGAAGGTGAAATTGGTGATTTACTTGCCATGGTAGATCTGTTAAAATCATTAAACATTATAACAGATGAAGGGCTTGATAATGCAAAGCGAGCCAAAGTAGAAAAACTTAAAATATGGTCAAACATTTATGAATGAATTTAAAGTAAGCGAGATTTTTTATTCGGCTCAAGGTGAAGGTCGTTTTGTTGGTGTACCAAGTGTGTTCTTTAGAACATTTGGTTGCAACTTTAAATGCCCTGGGTTTGGATTGCCACTTGGCGAGAAAACTACCGAACCAGACGATATTGGTCAAGTAGTACACATGTATCCTACATTCAATGATTTACCATTGGCAACCACTGGCTGTGATAGCTATGCAAGTTGGCATCCGGCATTTAAACATTTGAGTCCTACATATAGTGTAGAGCAGGCCATTGATAGCATGCTGGAGCTAACACCCAATAATCATTGGGAACAAATAAATGGTAACGATGTACATCTTGTTATTACAGGCGGCGAACCGTTGTTAGGATGGCAACAATTGTATCCTGCATTGTTGAGCAATACACGTATGCAAGATTTACAAAATTTGACTTTTGAGACAAATGGTACTCAACACCTGCATGATGACTTTCACGAATACCTGTTTCAAGAATGGACAAGGTTTGGTAGAGATCAAGACTATCTTACATTTAGTGTGAGTCCCAAGCTGAGTGCCAGTGGTGAAAAGTGGTCAGATGCTATCAAGACTGATGTGGTTGTAGAATATCAAAGCATTGGTCATACTTATCTTAAATTTGTCATCGAAAACATCTTGGACTTCAATGAAGTTGATCAAGCAGTCAGCGAGTATCGTGCCGCAGGGTTTGGTGGACAAGTTTGTGTTATGCCAGTAGGTGGCACAGACAAAGCCTACTTCTCCAACACAAGACATATTGCAGATGAAGCACTTGCAAGAGGTTATAGATATAGCCCCAGACTGCATGTGGATATTTGGTCTAACGGATGGGGTAAATGATGCAAGCCGAAACACCAGCAGAAGGCATTTACAAACGCAACAACTGGGGCGACTCAGTTGTTTATGGCGTTCCTTGTCAGTGTGGTAGTGATGATTGTACTCATAATGTTTGGGTAGAAGCAGATGATATTACAGTAAGTGTAACAACCTACACAAAACAGACCAGTAAGTTCTGGAGTATGAGTCGCTGGCAGACTATATGGACCTTGTTAATCAAAGGCTATGTAGAATACGAAGCTTCAATTGTAATGAGCAAGCAACAGGCTGTCAATTATGCCAATGCACTACAAGTAGCAGTTGATCAAGTAGAGAAATTTAAAAATGTCAAATCCAAGTGAACACGCAAACAATACCAATCCTTGCATTGGTGTTTGCATGACAGACGATGATGGAATCTGTGTTGGCTGTTTTCGCTCTCAAGAAGAAAGAGCCAGTTGGTATGAAGAGACCAACGAGTGGAGAGAACAAGTGCTAACTATCTTAAAAGAAAGAGAAGAAAAATATGTTTGAATGGTTTAAAAAGAAATTCAAAAAAAAGCCGACAGCAGAATCAATGAAGGACAATCCAGAACCTTGGGTCAATGTTGTTAAAGCTCATGTGGATCATAATAATCCCAAGGCTGGTTATTTTGAATTAGAATGGAATCCTGCATTTGTTTTATTCTTGCGTAATAATGGATATCAAGGTGTAACTGCCGAAGAAATTGTGGATCAGTGGTTCACTGACATGTGTCGCAATGTCAGCATGGATGGACAAGCCGCTGGCGATTTCATTGCTGATGCTGGACGTATTGCAACAAATGAAAAGACTCGGATGCAACAATGACAGGAAGTGTGATTGCTGTAGGGTATTCTAAGGATGTTGTACCCAATGGAGTCAAACGAGCCGAAGAACAATCTGTACAAAAATCATTGTTAAACTTTTTGCGTGGCAATACTGACAACAAACAAGATGCAATTGAAGCAGTTAAAATAATTAAAAAATTCAACATAAACAAGCCGCCACAAGATCAAATAGAGTTGATATCTGGTGGCGTTGTAAATGACAAACATTTTTATCCGCATCGTAGATATGAAAACAAAGGACTAGTATACACTAGAGCCACCATTGGAGAGGTCAATTTATTTGCATCTGAAGAATTAGAAAAATTAAATGCCGTTTTCAATACAAATGTAAAGGCAGGTGCATTGGGTGAAAATATACTAACCAGCAACATTGACATTGATAATCTAACACACGGTACAATATTGAAAATTGGCAGTACTGCACAGATAAAAATATTGGCTCGCCGTTCGTTCTGCTATAAGTTTGTCAATGTGTTCTTTCCTGAAAGTGAAATATGGAGTGTGCCTGACATCAAAAAAATAGACAAAAACCGGATAGGAGTACTGGGCCAAGTGATCCAGGCAGGCATTGTTAGACCCAATGACCAAATTGAAATTGTTGAGGTTGCCAGTCATGTATCGCTTAAATCTATAGAACCACCTAACATTTATATTGACACACCACTGGCTTGATGCTATAATAATACTATGAGTTACTTAATCGTTGATGCCGCAAATTTATTCTTTCGTGCCCGCCACGTGATCCGTACTGGTGATCCAGAAGAACGTGTAGCAATGAGCTATCACATCATCTTGGCCGCTGTACTAAAACAATGGAAGGAACGCCAAGGCAAACATGTTGTATTCTGTTTCGAAGGCAGGTCGTGGCGTAAGGAGGTGTACAAACCTTACAAGGCTCAGCGAGCAGATGCTAGGGCCAAGCATACTCCCAAAGAAGCTGAGGAAGAAAAACTGTTCTGGGAAAGCTTTGACAAGTTCTACGAATACATCAGCACCAAGACCAATGTAACAGTATTGCGAAATCCTGTATGTGAAGCAGATGATTTTATTGCACGTTGGATACAATTACACCCAAGTGATAACCACATTATTGTTTCAAGCGATGGCGATTTTGAACAATTGATTGCTCCCAATGTCCAACTCTACAATGGTATTGCCGGAGTCCTTACTACACATGAGGGGTATTATGATGACAAAGGTAAGCCTGTTATTGATAAGAAAACTAAACAAGTCAAAGCCGCGCCGGATCCAAGCTGGTTATTATTTGAGAAGTGTATGCGTGGCGACACATCCGACAACATCTTTAGTGCTTATCCGGGAGTTCGCGAGAAAGGCACAAAGAATAAAGTTGGTCTCCGTGATGCCTTTGCCGACAGAGACAATAAAGGATTCATGTGGAACAATCTCATGCTTCAACGTTGGTCCGACCACGAAGGTAATGAACACTTGGTAAGAGACGATTATGAGCGTAATAAAAGCATTATTGATTTGACTGCACAGCCAGACAACATCAAAGCAATATTAGATCAGAGTATTGCCGACGCAGTACAAAAACCTCGTAATCCCAGTGTAGGCCCTCATTTTATGAAGTTTTGTGGTAAGTATCAGTTACAAAAGGCAAGCGATAATGCTCAACAACATACTGACTGGCTGGCGGCAAGCTATAGTTAAATTCGTATTCATCTTCACATTACTGTGTCTTGTAGTGATGTGTATTCCTGTGCTTGCTGGCGCACCATTAGTTGGAACTGAATCAAAATGGTTTTGTGGTGCTAGCGAAGATTTATATTCAGAACTAATGCGATATAAAGAAGAACCAATCATGTCTGGTTCAGTTGTGGATGATTTATTTTATATGTCATTTTGGGCAAATGCTGTCGCTGGAACATGGACCATAATTGTTTCTTCAAGCAAAGAAAAGGGAACCAGTTGTATAGTTTTAGAAGGTTCTAAATTTCATTTAATGAAGCCAACGAACTTTGTTTAACTAGTTTATTAAATACGCACTTATGATAAATAAGTGCATGAGTAGACCTAAACCATCCATATTATTAACCAATACAGATCCTAGAACATACAAGAGCGAAGAAGTGCTTGCGGCTGATGCAATCTATGCTGTATTTTTTAAAAATAAACCTATAAATCTACGTACATTGAATAGTCTTGTAAGTTACCCAGGACCAAAATATAAAAAGGTAAGCTTCTCCAATCCAGGACATGCCTTCAATCTAGCAGATAGATTGAACAAAATGTTTAAAAGTGATGAATTTAGCGTGGTTGAACTAAAGCAAGGTCGACGCATAAATGAGCAAGGAACTAGCTATAAAGATATCTGAGTACCTAGCTCAGTATCCTTTACCCCATATTTGGGAAAATACAAAGATAACACCTTATTCGGTGTTTAAGAACTATCAGCCTGGCCGACAAAAAGGTTTACGTTTAACAGCCTTTGGCTGGGCTTTAATGCAACCACATTTCCGTTATTGGAGTTATCAACTGCCTGCAGGTTGGGCACCTAAACCAGGCCACCTAATAGGATTAGAACAACATTTAGATTGGCCGTATTATCACGGTGCCGGTTACTTCCGCATATTTGGCGAAAACGATGCCATGGAGATTCGTTTGGTAAACGATGATGTTATCTTGTGGTTGGATGGTTTAAGTAGGAAAGCTCAACGTAAAGGCTAGATTAAACGTTGATTAACTACATTCCAGTCTACAATACGCCAGAAGTTTTCTAGATACTTCTTTTTGTCTGATTGATAATCTAGGGCCCATGCATGTTCCCACCAATCAATAAGCAGTACAATTCTATCAGTATTGCCAGTAATGCTATGGTTGGCAATGGTTTGAATATTTCCGCTACGGTCTAAGAATACCCAACCACTGCCTTGTATGCCCATGGCTCGTTCAGTGATCTGATCTTTAAACGCATCAAATGTTTTAAAGTTACGCTCAATAAAATCTGCCGCATTACCAACAGGTTTATTTCCTGACCGTGGTGCTTGCAGTTGCGGAAAGAAAATATTGTGTAAATCTGCACCATTCTTATTAAACTTAGGATCGCCTTCACCTGAATTGTAACGATCCACATAGGCCTTGGCCAGCTTGCCATAATGATAATCAAGTGTTGCTTCACTCATTACTGGATCTAAATCTGTTCTTTTATAAGGTAGGCGATTGAGGCTTAAGGTCAACTTGATGCCTTCTACAATCATTACATATTTTCTAATTTCGTTTTGCATAGGTTTATTTATAAATAATCACATGCAACATTGGCAACCATATGTGCGAGCCGGGTGGGAACTAGTCGTCGAAGCCCAAGGTATTAGTCAGACTTATTTAGAGCCGGACGTGGAAGCTTTTTTGGTACATACAGTTGCACGTACATTTCAACGCAACGATATTTGGGAACAGCCTGTTGCAATACGCATGATGACAGCACAGTCTCTCCCAAATGCTAAAAAACAACCAGCCATGCGTACAATTGGTGAAGAATGTTTGTTTATTGATGCATGGGAAATAAAGCAAACAAGATGGCCTAGCCCAACATACTTTTCAAGTATGGGTGAAATTGCATTTGGGATGGCCAGTACTGCCAGCAATCCAGCAGATGAACTATTAGAGTTGGTAAGCAACAATTTCAAACGCATGAGTCAAGTGTTAAAACAGGCTAAAAACCTATATTTGCTTAAAAATTAAACAAATTGTTGCTAAAATACAACAAATTTTTGTGGTTTTTAGCTTAAAAACGGTTGTGTTTAGAGCCAATCTAACATATAATACATTTACTATGAAACAGAACACTATCACTATCAAATTGCCACGTTTAAAGCGTCGTTGCGTAGAGCTGTATTCTGCCAATTCTCCTTTCAAAGGTAAAGTTGAGCAAAATCGTGTTGCATATAAACGACATGCTAAGAACCAAAAACAGGTTGACAAGGATCTGGGTCTATAGTAAAATACAAATATTGCGGAACGGTTCTGCAATATTTTTAACACACACACTCAAAGGAGTCAAAAATGGCTAAAGTTCTTTCTCAAACAGTTTCCGCAATTCGTAAACGTGAAGCTCGTGCTCGAGCTAAAGTTCTTGCATCAGCAGTTCCTGAGGTAGTTGCACCTGAAGTTATTACTGCCGCAGTTGAAGCAGTCATTGCAGGTGAGACTTTTACTCATGTGGGCTATGCTGTTGACAAAAAAGGCAAAGGTGCTGTTCGCTATACTAACGACAAGCGTCGTACCCGTACCTTAGTACGTGCCGGCTGTACAGATGTCAAATTTGTAGAGTTGCCCCGTCCAATGAATAAAGCAGAAATTGATGCTTCAGAATTCATTGCACAAGTTACCCCTTCTACTACAGTAGAGGCAGTTGCTTAATTACAACTAGGGGTTGACACCAGCCCCTAGTATTGCTATAATTATTACTTGTTTAACAAACCCTAAGTAGGAGCCACCAAATGGGAAATCAAGTCGAAAATCGTACAGTTAAAATTAGCGAGTGCAAACCAATTTTGCGCCGTGCAGTTGCAAAACGCCGTCCAGTGTTTATCTGGGGACCCCCAGGAGTAGGCAAGTCAGATATGGTAAATCAAGTTGCCTCAGAGTTTCCCAACTCTACTGTGGTAGACTTACGTATGGCTCTCATGGATCCAACAGACATTAAAGGTGTGCCTTATTATTCAGCAGGCGACAATACTATGAAGTGGGCTACCCCTTCAGAATTGCCTAGTAAAGAATTTGCAAAAGAACATGACATTGTGTTCTTGTTTTTAGATGAGCTCAACTCAGCTCCTCCAGCTGTCCAGGCTGCCGCTTATCAACTTATCCTTAACCGTAAGGTTGGACAGTATACCTTGCCAGACAATGTAGTAATGATTGCCGCTGGTAATCGTATGGGCGATAAAGGTGTTACATATCG